AATTCCAAGGGGCCACAGCGAGCGCACATCGACCGTGGTGTCTGTGTAAGCCGGGAAGGTCACCGGCCCGACGTCGAACAAATCCAAATCGTCGATAATGCGAATCGACTTGACGTAGTGGTCGTCGTCGTCGAAGACGTCGCTCCAGGTCTGCTTGCGCACGTTGAAGCTGAAGCTGCAGCCGTCGACATCGCCGCGATCGATCATGGCGGGAACATCGACGCCCACCCTGGTCGCAGGATCTGTGTCGCACTCGAACTTGAGACCTTCAGTCGAATCCTCAAGACGCAGCGTGCCCGACTTGGTGCGGCCCAGAACCTGGCTGACATCGTGATTGAACAGGCAGCGCACGTCCTGCTTTTCCTTGAGGGCGCGGCTGAACGCGCCGGGCGCGATGCTCTCGACGAACCAGCCCGTGTCGTACTCCTGGGTATAGACGGCGGCGACGCCGGCGATGCCGGGCTTTCCGTCTTTCTTGGCGCGGACATTACCGCCCTTGACGAATCTGCGTTCAATTTGCATATTCTTCCTCCGGCTCGGCGAGCTCGCGCTCGGCTTTGGTTGCCGCGCTCTGGCGCGCGGAGTGGATATGGACGGCACGAACGACGCGGCAGAACTCGTCGCGGCAAAGCCTCTCGCTGAAGACCCAGGCCGGCCCGCGCTTCTTCAGGCGGCGAATCACGGCGGCAACAGCATCGGCGGCAATACGCCCGGCGGCATCATCGTCGCGCAAGCTGAAGGGATCATGATGAATCGACCCGTCAGCGATCGACGTGACCACGGGCCGCAGCTCCGCGGCCACGCGATCGAGATCCGTACCGGCTCTCCGGAAGGCCTCGACGAACGGTTTGCCGTAGCGAACGACGTAGCGCGCCAGGATGGCGCGCTGACCCTCGTCGAGAGCCGCGCCGGCGGCATCATTCTCCGGCTCGTCTGGCGGGTTTAGAACCTGGTTGGCGTCCAGCATGTTAAGCGGCGAGAGGTAGATGTCGAGCTCCGGACCGCCGGGGTTCATGCCCAGGGCGCGGCGCACGTCGTTGGCGCTGAGCCATCCCCACTGCCGGCCCAGCGCGAAGCCTTGCTGGGTGGTAACGAAGTCGCCGCGCTGCCGTTCGGTAACGTCGAACTCGATGACATACTGGTAGGCCTTGGGGCCCGACCGCGGCATGAGCTTGCGAACCAACTCCTTCTCGATGCGGTTCAGGTACGGCCGCAGGCAGTCGGTGACGAACTGGAGGGTCTGGTTCTCGTGATTGTTATTGCTGAGCCTGGTTGTGTCGCCGATCATGTGCGGCGGTACACGCAGCAGCCCGGCGATGCGGGAGCGGGTGAAGCTCTGCGTAAGAATGAACTGGCAATCCTCCGGAGAAAGTCCCATCGCCTGGAGCTTCCAGGCGCCGGTCAGGACCGCGGTGCGGAGTTGGTTCTCGCCACCGAAGCCGCGCTCGAAGGATTCCTTGAGAGCCGCGCGCTGTGGCTCTGTAACCGTATTGCCGACTTCCGGCGTGAGCAGCTGTAACGGCACCGCGCCATTGCCAAAGAACTTGCCGCCAAACTTTTCTGCGGCGCGGGCCAGGCCCAGAGTCTGGCGGGCGAGGGTAACTGGCGAGAAACCTTTCAGACCGTCGAAGGAGAATAGGGGGCAATGCACCATGTCTTCCTTGGCGATGATGCGCTCGCGGCCGTCCGACATCCCCGACCTGGTCGCGTACTCGAGTACCCCCGTCTTCGTATTGCGCCGCGGCTCGGTAACGCCGGGCGAGAGCGGGTAAAGCCCGCGAATCCGGTTACCGTTGTCGCGAATGATCTCGGCGTAACTGTTACCGGCGCAGGCCATGGCGCCAACCTGGGATTCCCAGAACGGCGGCGCGGCCATTTCATCATTGGGCTCGTTCGCCAAGATCCACGTCAGATCGTGGTCGACGCGCTCCTTGGTGCCGTCATTCTGGACCTCGTAGATGACCAGAGGCAGCGACGAGACGCTTTCCGTGATGCAGCGGATGCCAATATAAAAGTCCGTCACCTGCAGCGCGCTCTGAACGTTGATGATTTCGCCGGAAGCGGTGGGCTCTCCTGCGCCGAGCCAGCCCAGAAAGGACGCCAGACTCAGCGGAACCGAGGGATTTTCCAGGCTGGTCCGCTGCTCATTGCCCATCAATCCGCGGCCGATGCCCGATAGTCTCGATAAGATTCCCATGTGGTTCCTCTACACGAAAAACATTTCGTTGCTGGCCTGAGCGGGGACGGCCGACAGCGCAGGATAAAAGGCGTTGAACAGGGCGCTGGCGGGGTCGATTTTGTTGATCCGGTTCTCCACCTTGCGCGGGAAGATATTCTCGTTGCGATCCGCTTTCACGTAAACGCAGGAAACAGCCCAGGTCAGGACCTCGTCGCCGGTGTGATGGAAGCGGCCGGAATAAACCGCGGCCTGGACCTCTTTCATGGCCGGCGAAAGATAAGTCACGGTCTGCGGAATGTCGAGCACCCTTCTCAGTTCCTCCGGCGTCTGCTCGCCCTCGCCGAGCTGCAGGCGTAACTCTTGCTGCATTTGCATGGCCTGGTAGGGATCGAACACCAGGCGCGCGTAATTGAAGCGGCCCAACTCCTCCTGGACCTCCTTCTCGATGAAGGCCAACTGGATCTCCGCGCCAATGTGACCGATCATGGCCGGCGCCGGCTTGAGATTAAGCCAGCGTTCGTAATGTGAATGCTCGCCGTCGCTGGCGCGGTCAATGGGAACGTAATGACGCCCGAAGACGTAATAGTGCCGTTTCGCGTCCTGGTCGGCGCGAACGAAAACCTTGCAACGCGAAGCGAGATCGATGCGCGCGCCAAGGTCGAAGCCCTCATAGCAGGGGTCTTGGAGGAAGTCCTCGAGCTTCATCTCCGGATCGAGGCACTTCTTCCACTTCTCCATATCCATCCAGGGATCGCCGGCGTTGACCCAGATATTGAAATTCTTGCTCTTGACCGAGTTCTGCCGGTTGGGGCGCTGAATGGCGCCCTGCACGTCGGCCATAAGGCGCTCAGGCAGCACGCTGACACCAAAATTTGGGTTGGCCTCCTTTGCGCCTTCGAGAGTCTTCCAATCCTCGGGATTGTCGAGCGTGTAGATGAGGCCGAAGAGGCCCTCGTTGACCATGATCCCTTCGAGGACGCGCTTCAAGTCCTCCTGGAGAGCGTGGCACGGCGATTCAACATCGATGCCGGCGGTGGAAATGACCAGGTCGAGCGGCTGGTCGCGCGACATCATGCCGGTCTTCGCCGTCTCGTACTGCGCGAAGCTGAGCTGCTCGTGAAACTCATCGTGGGTGAAGCAATGAGGGTTGGGGCCGTCGCCGGGGTTGCCGATGACGATCGCGAAGACGTTGCCGCCGTCAACGCAGTACATCGACTCCTTGGCGAAAGTGATGCCGAAGTACTCCCTGAAACCGCGGGCGCGCCGGGCCATTCTGGCAGCCATGTTGAAAAGAATCTTGGCCTGCTCCTTGTCGCTGGCGCCGGCATAAACCTCAGCGCCAGGCTCGTCGTCGCCGACGAACATCTTGAGATTGATGCCGGCGGCCAGAGCCGTCTTCCCGTTCTTGCGCGGTACCAGGATGACCGCCTCAACGAAGCGGCGGAAACCATTCTCCTTTTTGGTCCACCCAAAGATGGAGCAGACTATGAAACACTGCCACGGCTCGAGAACCAGAAGCGAGCCATCGCGGGCCCAGCGGCCCTTGACGTGCGGAAAGCGCTCGATGAAGGCGCAAGCTTTGCCGGCCTTCACGCGATCGAACTTGTAAGGAAACTCCTCCGTGCGGGATTTGACCAAATCGTCGAGATGGCGCTGACAGGCGAGCCGGACCCACTTGCAGGCGCGAATCTTGGCGGAAACAACATCGCGACAGTACTGCGTTGCCTTGGCCGAGTAAGCTAGAAGCCGCTTCCGGGCCGCAGCGCGGAGCTTGGCCTCAGCCAACGAGTTCTCCCCAGTCCCGAGCCCCGGTGGTTTCGCTTCCAGGTCCCTGGCCGGGGAGGGTTACGGAGCCGGCTACGCGGGCGCTGTCGACGGGGGTCATCCCCATCTTGCCGAGAACGGTCGTAAGCTGCGCGAAATCGCCGGAGGTGGAACGGCCGTAGCCGGCGCTGGCGCGGCGGATCTTGTATTTGAGATGGCAGGCGACCTCGACCAGGTCGCGATGCGAACGGTTCAGCACATGACAGACGTCCTGCTCGACGATCTCCTTCCAGGCAATAAGCAGACCGGTGAAGCGCGCGTTGTGCTCTGCGCCGGCAACCCACTCCGCGGGCGGATCGCCCAGGCCGGGCTTGATCTTCGGCTCTTTTGCGCGCGCCCGCTTCCGGGCTGGATTCTTGTTGTATCCAGGCGAGAACTCGAGGAGCGCGGCGGGTTTGGGGTTGCGGCCCATAGGATTCGCTGAGACAGCGGCGGCCTCTTTCGAAGAGAGCGAGCGAGTTGGAACGGCGTGAGACGGCTTGAAACGCCCCGGAACAAGCCTTCTAGAACGGCATGTTGAATACCTGGCGTCCGCCGGGTAACTTATTGAAAACTTGAATTTTGTGGACAAAAAAATGTGTTTGCGGCACGGTCTAGACGCCCGGGGTCGCGGAGGATTTAGACCCCCCTACCCCCTGTGTTTCATTCCCAAAGCCGCCTTCCTCCCTGGCGGCCTTGTAGGAGTTGCACCCCTGGCAGAGCGGCTGCCAGTTGCTCAAGTCCCAGAAGAGCGCCGGACTGCCCTTGTGTGGGACGATGTGATCCGGGCACCATGTGGCGATCGCCACTCCCGGATGCCGCTTATACGGATCCGCACAGACTGCGTTCTCCGGCTTGCTCATCCATACCCGCCGCGCCATCCGCCAGCGATATCCATATAATCGCTCTGCCGCGGTTCCCCGTCCTCGTTCGCCGATTGCCGCCGCGATGGGGCGGCATCTTGTACAGTATTTGCCGGCCGTCACGTTCGGACAGCCTGGACGTGCACACGGTCTCATTGTCAGACCCCGAACTCCGCAGCTTTCGGGTACACGCGCACCGCGCGATCACCATACTTAGGTTCGCCGCGGCCATCATCGATGCGCGATGCCGGATACGGCCACTGCTTCACTTTCGCCTGGGCGCGCTCGATCGCGTCTTCCGGCGGCAACGGCTTGCCTTTCCCATTGATGCGCGCGATACGCTGCTCTTCCGAAAGGCCTACCGTGCGCGACTTGCCGCGCAGCCCGGCGTTAAGCTCGAGCTCGCTCACGGTAATTGAAGTGGAACTGGCCCCGCTGAGGATTGCCTCGTCTTTTCCGAAGTTGGCCACAACCTGGCAACCCCAAAAGCTGCCGTATTCGTCATAAACCTCGCGCCACACGCCTGCGGCCAGCCTTTCGGCGGCTTTCAACGCTGACACCATGTAAATGACGCGCCAACCCAACGAAGTATCGGGCGGATACACATTAACAGAACGCTCGCCTTTTTCCTGGCGGCGCTGGTTACGGTCTTTACTCATGGCGCATTTCGCGCCGGCGAGAGAAGGATGCGGCCAGCACAATCGCCAGTTTTCAGGCGCGGGATGATGTGTTGGTCGCGGTTTGAACGGTCGTCGGCTTACTCTTAAAGCTACCGCTTGTCGTAGAGACCATCGAGCTTGCCGATGACGGGTTCGGGCTGTTTTCCGTTCCGCAAACAACATTAACAGGTTTTTTGTACTCCACAACAGCTTTTTCCCAAGAATGAACCAGATTAGGTGCACCCTCTATCAAAGCAAAGGGGTTGCGTGGCGGGTCCCCTATGAAAGCGAAGAGGTCAACTTCTAATACAGCCGCGATTTTCCACAGGATGACAATCGAGAAACCGCAAATTCCAGCCTCCAGCCGCCAAATGGTGTTGCGGTGCAACCCGGCCAAATCGGCGAGCGCGCAGGCTGTTAGGCCGCGTCGATCGCGCCAAATCGCCACCCGCGCGCCGATCCGCTCTTCGAGTTGCCGTTCCTCAGGACTCACCTTCATCACCATCAGCGCACCGTCGCCACTTCTTCGCTAAGCGTGAAGCATTCGGGCCTCGGCGGCCTGCATCCGGCCACAAAGCATCCTTTAGGTCCGCGCTTGCGCGCTATCATCACTCGCATGCGCTCAAGGACCTCAGCTGTGCTCGCGCCGGCTAGAAAAGCGCCACAGTAACAGTCCGGTCTGGGGTGTCCCTCGGCGCCCAAAACCATCGTAGGCATGACGTCATCGATCATCTTGGCGCGAACTAGGAGCGGTTCCAGTAAATCCAGTGGCGCCTGGCAAAGCAGCAGGTCGTAGCGACCAACTGCCAGCAGGTCAAGCGCCTGCTGAGCGCCAACAGCAAGCGAAACCCGGTACCGGGAGTGGGTTGCAATCACAAAGCGCAATATGCCCACGCGCATATCGTCACCCACCAGTAAAATCGTCTTCGGCGGCCTCATTGTACGCTCCCCACGCTCGCTTCCATGCGTTTGCGCTCCTCGCGTATCGCGTCTCCGTCCCAGTGCCAGCTCTTCGAATCGAGCCAGTAACCCTCCTCGAAAAACCGCGCCGCGTTCAGGTGCACTCGCAAACGCAGGCCTTGCACTGCGTAACGCTTCCAGGCATCGACCATCGCCGCGGCGACTTCAGCTGGCGATTCAAAGGGCCTGTAGGTATCCGCGCGCTTATCCTGCTGTTCGATGACCGCGCGTAGCTTCAGCCGCAGTCGCCGCGCCGTGAATCCGCAATCCTGCATCACCTGGTCCACAGCGGCATCCAGTCCATCCGCGCCGTCCCCCGCCTGGTGAGGCGGGGGGCAGGGGGGTGGAGTATTAGCTTTTGTTCCTGTTCCCGTTCTTCCTATAAGGGGGTGCGGGGGTTTGTCGCCCCTGACACCCTTTTGTAGCCCTTTTGTAGCCCTTTCCGGCGCCGCGGAATCCGGAAAAAGGGTGTCAGCCTGACACCCTTTCCCATCGATTTCCACCAACCGGTAAAAGGTCATGCGGCCCCGTCCCTGGTGATTGTTGCGCTCCCGCCCCAGCACTCCCTTGAGCTCCAAAGCTTTCAAGGACCGCTGGCAACTGCTCTTGCTCATCAGCGCCTCTGCGGCCAGCGTCTCCACGCTGGGGTAGGTATAGAGCCCCATCTTGTCCTGGTGATAATCAGCTAGACCGTAGAGCACCAGCTTCTCCATCTTCGACAGCGGTTCTCCGTTGGGGCAGACGCGCAGTTCCTTCACGTAGGCGGTGGCGCGATGGCTCACAGCGTTCTCCCGCGCGCCGCTCGAACGCCTTGGCGCTGCCTGTTTTCCTGCGTCATGGCTTTAGCTCGCTGCTCCCGCCACCAATTCGCGGACTGCACAGCGCGTGCCAGCGTAGTTTTCCGCGAACAGTTCCGCCTTCTTGTCGAGATCCTGCGCCGCCCACCATGCATCGAGCATCGGCTCGCTCACGCAGACCGTGACTTGGCGCAGGGAAGCAGGCAGGCCGTTTGTCCGGCGCGGAAGAATAATGGCGTGCGCGAGACCGGGCGGCCGGCCGTGCTTCTTCGCCGGCTTAGCCCTGATGGGTTTAGTGTTCGCAGCTTTTGTCTTCGGCGCCTTCGCCAGCTTGATTCCGGCGCGCTTGCGAATAGTAAAAATACTTACGTCGCTAACGCCGAACTGGCGCGCCAGTTCCGCGTGAGGCACGCTCGGATCCGCCGCCAGAATCGCCGTTCTGACTTCCTCGGATATCGGCTCGTTTCTTCGGCCTTTTCTTTCGCTTTCCACTGACACTCTCTCCTCCTTCGCCGCTGCGGTCCTGGCTTGGTAGTTATCCACCTTGACCCGCGCCACATTCGCAGCGATCGCCGCGATCTTGCTCCTGCACATCTCGCCGGCGTCGCACTCCCAGCACACCCAGTCATTTCCCGCCGCGATCACCGCCGGACAACATTTACAGTCGTCGCACATCTTGCCCATCGGCGGCTGGAGCGGCGTGGCATTCATCTGCGCGCCCCCGACGAGTGCTCATCAAGCACAGCGCAATATGCTACGTGCACAATTTCCATCGCCGAGACAAGACTCCGTCTCCACTGGACAGCCGTCGCCTCGTCGTTTAGATTGCGTAAGTGGAGTTGCACTCTACGCAACGCCATCTCCGCGAACAACAATTCTTCCCGCCGTCGTTGCGCTGCCAGCGCACCTGTTGACTTCGTCATCGCGCCTCCGGAAACTGTCTGTATTCCGCACCATCCAGGAGCGCCCCGGCCTTATGCTTGCCCACTCGGAGCGGTCCATCGGAAGCATTCAAAATCCCGCTATCTCGCGCGCCATCCTGCATTGCCGCCAGCCATTCACCCCATTGCTTGAAGAAGAACGGCACGCTCGCCGCCGCGCATTGATCGCGCAGCGATCGCGCCCAGTCTGGGTGCATAGGCCGCGCGCCTGGGCCGCTCTCCCCGCCGCAGATCACCCAGTCCAGCGTCGCAATTCCCTTAGTCCCGCGCCCATCGCAGCTGACAAATCCACGCAAGGCGTCGAGATATCCTTCGGGCTCTTCGCCAATGCGATCCAGTAGAACAGGTTCCAGCAACGGTTCTGCCGAGATAAACCGCACGGCCGCCGGCGTCTGCAACAGCAGCGGAATGCGCTCATCCGCCGCGGCCTGGTTCTCCACGCTCACACCTAGCCATAGGTTCGGCAGCGGAAATCGCAGGACCACCTCGCGCTGATCCACAAACGAGAGATAATGCCCCGCGGCCTCCCGTATCTGCATTTCGCGCTCAGTGCAAATATGGCTACCGGTTCGCCGTGAGGTCATCAGAGAACCATCACGCCCGATTGCCTCAGAGAAATAGCGCAGCATCCGTTCTGGCCGCTTCGTGAGCACTTGAAAGGCATATTGCGGGCAGAGCGCCATCACGGCGAAAACCCGGTCAAGCATCTCGTCTGTCACCCATTCGCCGAAGAGGTCCGATTGGTTCTCGACAAAGATTCTCTCCATACCGCGCCATTTCAGCGGCAACCTTAGATGGCTCTCATCCAGGAATGGTTCGACCAGGTCGCGCGCACGCCGATCGTAGGGCAATCCGGTGCCGTTCGCCGGCAAGCAGCGCGCGTTGTTAGCCTCCGCGTAGCAGTTCCCGCAGCCAGGCGAAACGTGCTCGCAATGCGGACCAACTCTCCCCGCCATCTTCTCCGCGATCTGAACGAGCGATTCGTACCTTTTCTCTCGCGCGATCTTCGCGGCATCCTCCTTGACCCGCGCCCGGATCGGCGACCACGTCGCGTCCGTCCACTCGATGGCGGTCTTAGTTCCCATCGCCTAACTCCAATCAAAACTGACGCAGATGCAGATAAAGAAAAGATAGAGACAGTGTTCATCGCTAAGGATCGCGCCAACACATAAGCCCGGAACGAATTCGCACATAATCCTCATAAGAGCTTTCTCGCTTTGCTCATAACTCCCCGCTAACATCCCGCGTCGGACAGTCATTAACATCCGGCAGCTGTCAATTAAATCGCGCTAACTTCAAAGTTATCGCGTCTTTGCTGCGCGGCGGACCAGAAGGAGATTCCATCCGCCGCGCGCATCCGCACCGTCGCTCGCACTCCGGCGCGGCACTCGTCAAGCGATGATCGTCGCGTCGGGCAGCTCGCCGGCGAGGTAGCTGCGGATTGACCCCATCGTATCCAACTGCCACTTGGCGTCGATCTCGAAGAGCGCGATCTGCGGCAGGGCGTCCTTCACGCCCTTCATGCGCAGCAGGAAGTTGCTCACCACTGGATTGGCGTCGCGGAAAGTGCGCCACGGGATCAACGGAACGCCCGACGCCGGCAACACCACAGCGGTTTTGGTCACCGTTCCTGACGCGACAGTGATCTCCTGCGAGACGCCATCGTCGGCCACCGCGACCGTGTTACCCGAAACCACCGTGGAGCAGAGCTGCTGCACCTTGACCGCCTCGTCATTGAAGTAAAAGCTGGACCGGAAGGCGATCAGAAACTGCTCCGGCTCCATATATTTGTTGAACGTGAAGGCTGTGTCGGGCGTGTGCGTGGCTACCGCGTAGGTCAGGCGCTTCCCATATTCGTCAGCGTCAAGATCGAGCAATCGCACGCTGAGATAACTCTCCACATGGAAAGCCACGCGCTGGCCCAATTCGCCCACCTTGGCCCGATAGGCGCCGACCAGGCCGCTGAGGGTGTTCACCTGCAAGACGGGCCTCGGAAAACGCAGGTCAACGGGTTTGACTGCCTCGCCGACCGTTCCGTCGGCCTTCACCGCATACGGTTTTCCGTGCAGTTCCACGGTGACGGGGTTCTTCGGCGTCTGAATCTTCGCCAGAAATTCAAGAGCTTCTGCAATCATCGGAAAAATCCTTTCAGTGCGAGCTGAAGCCTCGCGGTTACGAGCCCGAGTGGAACTCGATGGGTTTCTGAACCTCGGCCGGCTTGGGAGCCGTCCACAGCGCCATCTGGCGCGGATCGGCGTCGAAGGCCTGCAAGCCTCCCTCTGCCGTGCGACCGAGAAAGACTTTAGACTTGTGCGTCTCGATGGGAGCCAGCTTGCAGGCCACCTTGAATTCCGTCTCGATGACCACGCGGTCCGAATGTGGCTTGAGCAGTAGTTGCAAGTTGACGGCGCGCGTTGCGGTTGCAGGCGTGTTGAGATCGGCAATGTTGGCCAGCGCCTCGGCGAGCGCGATCTCAAAGCCCTGAATCATTGCGCCTTCGTTGATGTTCCCGATATTGATCGGGATCAGTTCACTGTCCGGCACTTCCGTTTTCATCAGTTCGCTCCTCCGCTGCGTATCCAAGTAAGCACTGCGTAGCCCAACAGCCAGCCCATGTACCACAGCGCGCCGCCGACGGCCAGCAGTGTCGGTGCCCACAGCCAGCGACCCAGCTTCAGGCGCAGGCGATAGCCGTCGAGCGCCGGCGTCTGCATACCAGTGAGCTCGTCCTGGCGCAGCGCCTCGCGTTTCTGTTGCTCCGTCTGCCCTTCCCCGTCCCAGAGTTGCTGCAGCGCGATCACCTGCGCCCGGCATTCAGTGCATAGCGCGCGCGAAGCGTAGAAGCCCGTCGCCGGCCGTCTACAGGTCTGACAGCCAACGCGCTGGACCGCTGCCGCCAGTTCCCACATTCCTCGCTCTCGTCCCTCTGTCCTGTTCACGGCCTTTTTCCTTTCCGGCGCTCAGCGCAACAGCCAGCGACGCAGCCAGCGCGTCTCCCGCAATTCGCGCTCCCGGTTCTCCCGCGCCTGCGCAACGCTCCATTGCCGCAGGCAGCTTGCCGCTGTGCAAACCGTGTGGCTCGTACCCGAAAGCCAGCTGCACAGGTCGCCCTCTTCGTAAGGAGCCACGCGACAGGCCGTCTCCTCGGTGCAACCGCAGAAACGGCAGGCGCCCCGGGTCACTACCCTGACAGGCTGACTCGCGCGAATTGGGCCCACTCGTTTCCGCATAGCGTTACTTACGCTTGGCGGCCTTCTTCGCCGCCGCCGTTTTAACACTCTTCTTACCAGGCAATTTCGCGAACTTTGCCTTCGGCTTCGCCGGCTTTAGCCACGCACTCGAGCCGTCATAGCCGAGTCTCTTCACCGCGGCCAGGAAATCGCCGCGGCCTTCTTTCGCCGGGCGCCATTCATCGGCGGCGAGGAGGCCCATGTCGATCGAGGCCGCGGCCAGGGCGCGGAAGAACGGTACGCTGTCGGCCTTGGCCTCGCCCAGGATCTTCGCGATCCCTGGAACCAAGGCTTCGTGATATTTCCGGTCGTCCGCCCAATCCGCGAGCGAATCGATAGCCAGCGCCCGCAGCGCGTCGACGGGAAGCTTCGTGACGCCTTCGATAGCCTTCGCCGCCACCGCCATGCGCAGCTTCGATTCCTCGACGGCTTCCTCCTTGCGCTTCTCCTGCGCGGCCTTCTCCCGCGGCTTCATCGCGCGGAGCATTGCCGGAGGCCAGCCCTGCGCCTTCTCCCAGCCCTTCGGGTGTGCCTTGCACTTCTCGGCTACGCAGACCAGCAAAACCTCGCCCGGGTTGCGCACTTTGCGGCCATTGCGCAAATATCCGCGGTCGCCGGCGTCGCTCCAATCCACCGTGACGCCCTTGCGCATATAAATGCACGAGTCCTTCTTCACATCCAGCCATTGGCCGTACTTGAAGATCTGCGAGAGCACCGGCCCACTCCCGTCTTTCGTCATGCGCGGCTTGACCGCCGTCGATTTCCAACTCACGCGGAGCGGCAGTTGCTCATCCTCCGGCGCGATCGCTTTCCGCGTCTGCAACTGCACGAAAGCCGCGCGCTTGGACTCAAAGCACAGGCCATCGGCGCAGGTAGCTTCCTCGATGTCGAGGTCGCTAAACAGCGAAGCGTTAGCCTTAGTGATCGAGGGACAGACCGTGCAAGCGCCCACGGCGGGTACCAGCTCCGCATCGTCAAGGCTCCAAGGCGCGCGACTTAGCTTGCGACCAGAGCTCCGCTCGATGTGCTCCTTGAGGCGCTGCACCGACATGGGCTCCCAGGTGTTGCGCCAGTGGCTTTTTTCCTTCCTCTCCTCCTCGCGCCGCTCGATCGCCGCGGCAATTACAGCCTCGATCTTGACCTTGACGCCGGCATTGTGATCGAGCGTCCACTTCAGCGCGGCGTTCTCTTCCTCGCTGCCAAGGCGCGCCAAGAGAAGCGCGTGGTCCACAGTAATGAGCTGTGCGGCCAGCGCACGGCGCGAATGCTCGCCCAGGCTAACCAGGCGCAGCCGCTTGGCCACGTATTCGACCGGCTTCGAAACCCGGGCGGCGATGGCTTCGGCGGTGCCCAGGCGCTGGCGCAAAGCCTCGTAGCTGTCCGCCTCTTCCAGAGCCGGCACGTCGGCCCGCTGGAGATTATCGACAATGGCGATATCCGCCGCCTCCTCGTCGCTCAGGCTGCGCACGGTGCAGGGCGCGCTTTCGAGACCCAGCATGTCCGCGGCCTCCACGCGGCGGTGACCGCAGACGATCTCGTAACGCATCTCTACCAGGCCATCAAGCTGGGGCGTAGGCCGCACCAGCAGCGGCTGCGTAAAGCCGATCGACTTGATCGACGCGGCGAGCTCGCCAAGGGCGAGAGCGTCGAAGGTCTTGCGTGGGTTACGCGGGTTCGAGTCCAGCAGGTCGAGCGGAATCTCCCTTACCTGGTTGGCGGACGGCGGTTCAATCTTTAATTTCGTGGTCATCGCGCGCCGCCTTTCTTGGACGTCTTGCGCTCCCTGACCTTCGCGGCGCGATCCGCCTCAACGGCCATCTTTACTGCGACGTGGTACACGGCCGCATAGGGGAAAGAGAAGGCCCTGCGCAGGCCCTTCAATCTCACCGTCGCGTAGGCCGGCCGCGCCTCAAAGATCACCTGGCGCATGCGCCCCGCTTCGTACAACGCGTCCTCGGTTTCGAAGATCAGGCGCGTCTTTCGTTCGCTAAGAGATCTCATCGCGCGCCGCCTTCCCGGCGCCGGAGCTCCGCGAGAACGGCAAGCACGATGACGGCGACGCCCAACGCAAAGCCAAGCGCGATTGCAGTCAGGGTCGTCATCGCGCACCGCCTTCCAGCTCCGCGTCCGGAACTCCGGCCAGTGTGTTGACGCAGCACATAATGCGCGCCGCCCATTCCCGAGCCTCAAGATCGGCCTTATCGATCGAGGCGATCAGCGTGCCCTCACGGTCGAGTATTTTCGTTTCTTCGAGAACGCCGTCGATCGAGTAGGACCACGGCTCCCCATATAAAGCTTGGGCACGCGGGCGCATCCCGGCGCCCGCGACCCCTGGCGCGCGATCGCCAATCTCCCCCGCCGGCGCAACCTCCTTTTCATCTGAAATTAAAGTCGAAATGTCCAGCGCGCAGAGTTGCTCCAGCAGCCGCAGGACGCGCCCCACGCGACAGCGGTCGCGATGCTGAATAGGCGCTACGCGAAAAGCGCTGCGCTTGCACTCGCGGCAGGTCCAAAGGATGGCCGAGTGTGGCTCCCCGACGTCGACCTCGATGTGGGAAATAGTGTGGTGGGCAAGATCGCGGGCGGCAAAGATAAGCTGCCCCAGCAGGCGCCCGCGGCCCTCATATTGCGGAAACAGGTTCGCACGGGCTACGTCGATGCCAGCGCGCGCTGCAAATTTCCAGGCCATCTGAGCTGCAGGCATCGCGCATTGATAGGTGCCCCCCTCATTGTTATAGGCATCGCATACAACCTCAGCCACCTGCCCAATAAGGTCAGATGTGATCGACTTCTGTTCTTGAATCGTTTCGGCCTGGTAGGCCAGCGTGCCGTCCAGAAAGAACTCCTCAAGTTCAGGACTGGAGACAGTGAGGACGGTGCGAGGTTCGTCCATGATTTCTCTCTTTTCCGTCGCACCGAAGAGGAGAAATCCGGACAGAAAGCCCACGCGCGCATGGAGCGACGGTCTGAGGTCCATCGCTCCATGCGCCGACACTGCGCTTTATTGTGGTCATTTCCGGCAAATCCCTGCAGGTTGTGCCATTTTGCTGGGCTGGTGGCGGAGGGCGGGATTGAACCGCCGACCTACGGGTTATGAATCCGTGGGTCCAAGCGGACGATCCGTCGCTCTTTGTGCGAGCGGTGAGCAAAACGGAACAAATCAATGCGACTGTTTGCAACCCTACACCCAGCAGCGGCCGGGCTGTCAAGCTCGAAATCAGGCACGATGCAACTTTTCCTGTGGAAAACGCCTACCACTTTCGTTCTCTCCCACAACGGGAAAGCCCTGTGCGGGATCTTCCGACCAGGTCGAGCGCGCCCATTTGCGCTTGGCCGTCAGGCTGATCGCCGTGTAGTGTTGCTGCATGCGCTGCGTCATGTGGCCGGCAAAGCTCATAACCACCTGGATGGGCACGCCAGCCTCGGCCATGCGGGTGATCGCTGTGTGGCGCAGGTCGTAAGGCCGAAGCCAATCCAGGTTGGCGGCCGCGCGCACGGCGTTGAAACGCTTTTTCAATCCCGAGTCGGACATCGCCCGATTGGGATTGTAATGTCCTTTTGCCTCCTGGATCGGGAAGAGGTAATGGTGCGGAGCGGCCGCTCCCAGCGATCGCGCCCGTTCCACCAGCCGCGCCAGCGCCCAGATCACCTCCGGAGTTTCGAGCGGAATAGTGCGGATGCGGTATTTATTCTTCGCTCCCTCGCGCCGGATCTGCAATATGCCCTGCGCCAGGAGCACGTCGCCAATGCGCAGGGCGCGCAGCTCGTTCGTCGACGCCGTGGTCTGCAAAGCCAGGACGGCATACCAATAAACGAACTGCCACTCGACACGGCTCGCAGCCACGGCCAGAAAACGCGCTTGCTCCTCCGGTTGCAGGGCGCGCGGCACATCTTCTTCGACAGCCCGCAACCGCGTAAAGCAGCGCTCCTCCCGATCGCCCCAAAGCCGCGCATCGCGGAGAATACGGATCAGCAGAGCGATCTCCTTGCGAATGCGGTTGGCGCCCGCTGGATGCGCCCAGGCGCCCCCGGCAGGATCGCAATAGGCGCGCGTGCGCTGATATTCCCGCAGGTGGCCAGCGTGGATCTCGCCCAACGCGAGTCGGCCGAAGAATTTATCCAAGGCGACCGCGCAGGCGCGATAATCCTTGATGCTTTTGGGCGCCAAGTAGCGCGCGTCGGTAAGTCGCCCGACGTCTCCGGACGGCGCCAGCAGCCGCCAGGAGAGCCAGAGGTTGAAAGCATCGGGAAAGAGCAAGTCGGCGGTCAACGATCGTTCGGACATACGATTAGCCTCACTGCAAGCGAAGCAATCGACGTGCCCAAGGGTATGCTGAAAGATTAGACGAGGCGCAAATTTTACGCTCATTTCATGGTGGCTTCTCCTATACGATCCACTACAACATTACCGTAAAGTTGACAGTTTCTCCTTTTCAGGTTACAGTTTCTTCATGAAAAGACCAGCCACGCCGCCGGCGAAGGCGCCCACGAAGCCAATAGAGAAGAGCGTACCCGTGCAACTGCGAGTGCGCTCCGACAAGCTCAAGAATCTGGACGCGATCGTCGACAGGAAAGGAACGAACCGCGCCGCACTGATCCAGATCGCGATCGCGGAATACATCGAGAGGAACCAGAAATGAAAAAGATCTACATCTGCGGCAACTGCGGTCTGCATTCGACTAAGCCGTTCGGTCCAGACAACGCAAAGTGCCCCAACTGCATTCCCAGGGGAGCACAAAGTAATATCCCACCTCCTACATGGCCGAAGATCAAAAAGCCTGCTGACACACTGCACATCGAGAGGAATGGCAAAGGTTGACAACATGGACGAGCCAACGGAATGCATCCAATGCGGCGGTTTTCCGCCCTGCGCCTGTTGGGACGTGTGCGCTTGCGGAGACTATCGCAGCGAACATGATCCAGTGACGGGAAAGGCGATGTATAACTCTGAATGCGGCGGTTTTGAATACGATGAAGACCTCACAATACTAGCGCTCGCGACTGCGCCAGACGTTCCCTAAACGAACCCTAAAACAGCCTACCCATGGCGCTCGCGTCGATGGTGCTGAACTTGGTAAGCGTGCAGCGGCGGCTGCCAGCGAAGCGCGTCAGGGCGTACTTGTGACGCCCCGACGGCATCCAGATAAATGAGTCTCCCTGGCCACGACGGACCGCACCGCCCTCTGGATCGGCGTCGATCAAATCGCTAAGATATTGGAACTGTTCCGGCGAAATGTTGCGCACGTTGCCGGCGACGCCCTCCTGGTGCCGGGAGAAGATCGAGTCGATCAGATCGAATGCGGTCACTGGATCCAGATTTCAAAGCTGTCAAGCTGCGCCGAGCCGTTCAGAATCACCACCCCATTCGGAAGGCCGGTGACGGCGGCATTGCCCACCACAGTGATGGTGCTCAGGTCAGTCCCACTGGGGACGGTAGCGGTGTAGGTGGCCTTGGCCGTGGTCGAGGTAAAATCCGGCGAGGGCGAAAAGGCCAGCGGGGTGCTTCCGATATAGGCCGCGATGCTGGCCGACGCCGTGCTGGCGCCGGAGATATTCGCGGCGGCCGCCACGCTCAGCGTCATGGCTGAAGAGATGGTGATCTTGGGAAAGCCGGACCAGATGCAGTTGCCCACGCTGGTCAAATATTCATATTCGGGACCCCCGCCCGTGGGCACGCTCCACAGCGTCGAATTGACGATAGCATCGGTCAGGATGTTGTTATCATAGGCTGCCGACGGATCGATGGTGGTCGAGGTGCCCGTGTCGGTATATGCCGAGGGCTCGTAGCGGACCGTCCAGGCCGGCGTGGTAATTGACCCAATCAGGAAGTACCCGGCCTTGTTCTCGAAGTCCACCGGATCCTGCGTGACGATAGGGGTGATCGTCCCGCCGGCAAAGCCCGGGTCAATGTAATAGATGAAATAGAGCTGTGAAGGGGTCTCTCCGTCGATCGAGGAAGGGCTGGGCGTGCAGGCGACAGTAAAGCCGCCGCCGCTGGCCAGGAAGTTTCCGACAAAAATGGTGGAGTCAGTGGGCGAGCTGGTGGTCGCGGTCAAGGTTCCCGAGGGCGCTACCGGTGAAAGCCCGGTGGAGCTCATCATGGCGCCGACGACGATGTTATCCACTTCCACCCACACCGAGTAGGCGCCCGAGGCGCGCACGCTTCGGATACGCACGTCGTAGCTTAAGCCGGAGACCACGTTGGAAAGGTAGGCGATCTGAGCCGTGCCCGCCAGCACTAGCACGCTGACCCAGGCGCCCGTGCCGTGCGGCGTGATCTCGATCTGGATATGGCCGCCGCTGACGGTAAAGGGATCGGCGGGCTCGATCCAGGTGAGCTCGATGCGCGGCGTCACCTGGCCACCCGGGGTTACCAGAGCCGCGGATATGCTGCCTGTGGCCACCAGGTCGGTCGGCGGCGTGACCTGGAAAGCGTTCTCGATGAGCGGGGAGGGCTGGTCGTAAAGCGTCATCTCCTCAGCCGGCGACCATTCGTAGACGCTGGGATCCGTGAGCTGCATTTTGAGCGCCGTCGAAAGCTCGATGGCGCGCGCGCCCTGGCCGCCCTTGTCTCCCGCGCTCTCCTTCAATACCCAGTCGAACTTGGCAACCTCGAGGTAGGTCCCATCCATGGCCAGCGGCGCGAAGATAAAGTTCACCACGTCCTGCGCCTGCGCCTGCAGCGCGGAGAGTTTCAGGGGAAAGGTCCCCGAACCCTGGAAGCGGTTGCGCAGCAGGAAGATCTTCACGAGCCGCTGCACGGTGGCGGCAGAGGTGACGAACTGGTAGCGGCGATCGGCGTAGAGGCGCACCAGACCGTCCTGGACCAGGTTGGCATCACCGCCACCAGGATCGGTGATGGCGCCGTACCCGTGCAGGTAGTCCTGCGCGTAGGGCGGCGCGTCGGTGGGCTGCCACTCGCCGGCAAAGATGTTGGGATCTTTGTAGTCCCAACTGTAGCCGGCAACCGCGTAGGGATACTGCGGGCAGACGAAGGTGGCGCGCACGCAGTTGATGCGATCGCGGAACTTGCGCGAGGGCGACCAGTCGACCCCACCGCAGAGATCGTTGGCGCCGAAGTTGAGGCTGGTGCCGTACCACGCGGCCGGATAGATATAGTAGCCGCCGCCCTGGCGCACGATGCGGCCCTCGCAGGCCATCAGCATGGAGCTGATGATCTCGCCCGGGAGCTGGTTCGAGTCACCGTAGCCGTTGATTGTATAGCGCGATTCATAGCCGGGCGTGCCGGGGGTTTGCGTGATTTCGCCCAGCGTGTAATCATCCTGGCCGAAGTAGCCGCCGGAGACGTAGCTCACATTCACTGTCCAGGTGGTGCCCCCATAGGTGAATTGATTGGTGGCCGCGTAAGGGTGGTAGGCCTCCCAGGGAAGCGCGGATCCGGCAATGGATCCGTCGGCGAGTTGGACCTGCTCGTCGCAGAGATTGGCGGCGGCAATCAACTGCTCACCGAATGCGCCCCCATAGACGGCCGCAAAGGGCGCGCTCAGGCCGAACTGGGAATCGCAGAGCATGTCGGCGATGCACAGCGCGGCATTGCTCGTGTAGCCGTACGTCGAGGAGCGCGGATCGTAGATGGTGTTCTTGCCCTGGACGGTGGCGCGGAGCTGCGGCGGCCCGTTGAAGACTCCCGCGTCGTAGGTGAGCTTAAGATAAGTGCCGAAGATGCCCTGCATCAGGCAGTTGGAAAGCCAATTGGCGGTGTCCTGCGCGTTGAGCTCCTGGAACCAGTAGCCGCCCGGCGAAGGTCCGCAGTTGACCCAGGTAATGGAGCCATCGGTGACGAAAGCGCCGGTGGCCGTGGCCGCGGAGAAGACGCTCACGCTGGAACCGGCGACGCCGTCGGCCACGCAGCCGAAGATGTATGTGACGCCAGCGATGGGCACGGCGATCATGGTGGGCGACAGGCTGCCGGCGTTGTCGATGGCGTCCTGATTACGGCTGGCGGGCATACCCGAGGACCAGGCTGGCGTAGAGGCGCCGGCCAGCCAGCCCTTGGTATGCCAGGCGGCCACGCCGCTGCCGAAGTTGTAATTATTGTCGCTGTCGTCGACGTAAGTAACGCCGTCGCCTGTGCCGCCGCCCCAGGGACTCAGATTATCGTAGTTGTAGTAGAGCTTGCGCTGGTCGATGTAGAGAGCGATCAGCGCCTGGCAAGAATGGGCGGCCCAGGCAATGACCTGGTTGAGCTGGTGGCCCGTGGTGGATTGGTAGAGGAACATGCCGCCCTTGCGCACTTCGCCGTAAATAAATTCACGGGGCGCGGAGGGCAGCTTAGCGCTGGCGGTCAGGGCCGGGTTGCCCTGCAAAACGCTGGCGACGTAGGCCAGCTCCTCGCCGGCGCCGGACATAATGAGGCCCCAGGCAAAAGGCGCCAAGGCTGCAGGCGCGACGAGCAACAACGTGATGCCGCCGGCGATCTCGACGGCGCCGATGATGGCCTTAGCCATGGATCGCCCCGCAGAGATCAGAGGGAACTTCAAAGAAGCCCAGCGCGCCCTTGTATGGAACCGGCTTTGGCAATATAAACGGATTGCGCAGTAGAAAACCGTACTTGCCTACAAAGAACGCGCTCGGATGCTGCTGCACACATCCGTGAATTTCTACCGTTCCGACGAGGCAACCGCCAGCGTCCCGCATCGCCGTCGTGAAGGCCGTAAGTTCGCCGCTCGACGGAAGCGGCATGGCAATCTTGTCTTTTTCAGCCATGTACTTCACATCGTCCCAGTCATCGCTGATCTCGTCAATCTTCCAGAACTTGGAGGCATGGATGTAGACGCGACCCCTCACCCCTGTGTACCAATCCCGGTTCTCTACCGGTTTCCCGTGCAGGATTGCCCACCACCATGGCGCGCGAACGCTGAGCGCCTTTCGAACCGCCAGGTCGGCCATCTACGCTCCCACCTTCCACGCGGCCACGCAGGAGAGCACCTTCATGCGGCGCAGGCCGTCCTCGGTAACAAAGAGCGCGTGGCGGCCGTCGAGGGCCACAATACCCAGCGAATGGCTCCCATCCGGATTCTTGAGCACGATCACATCGCCGCGCTGCGCGTAGGCCACGGAAGCCCAGGGCACAAACTTGGCCTGGGCGCAGAGGTAAACGGCCAGCGCCAGGGCATCTTCGGTCCCGCAGGTGGTCTTCATCAGCGCCAGGGCTCCGGCCTGATCGGAGTACTTGCCGCGAAAGCCCGCACCCAGGTCCGTGCCGGTGATGACATTGACGGCGTCGGCTGCGAATAGCGCACAATCGTTCCCGCCCCAGGTAAAGGGCTCGCGCACGCGCTTCTCCAGGAACTCATGCAGCAGGGTCTGCCAGTTGGGCTTGCGATGGATCATGATCGCCTCACTTCCACAGCAGTAGCTTGTCCTGAATCAGCGAAACGTAATCGCAACTGCCGTCATTGGGATAACGACTGCGTTGGTCGCACATGGTGTAGCGGCCGCCGCGGGCGCGCTGCAGATCGGCCATCTCGCTCTCAATGGTGATGGAGATCTCGCAGGTGTCGGGGCCGATGGAAAGTGAGGGCTCGTCGATAAGCCCAAGATTGGCGGGGATGGGATCCGTCACGAGCGCCCCTTGCGACAGGAAGCCTAAATAGAGCTGCGCCAGGCCTCCATACTTGACCACTTCTAGCGCGTCCGTGACGTATTCAAGCGGGATGCCGGTGATCTTCAGCGTGGTGGCCTGCGCCTCGGTCGCGACGCTCTCAGTAACTCCGGAGACCGAGCCCAGCGCACCCACGCCCAGCCAGGTCTGCGAGTTCCAAACCAGGTTGAAGGGCGTCGACGCCAGGTACAGGGTCTCCGTGGTAAAGTCCAGGCGCACCAGCAGCACGGGTTCGAGGTACTGGCTCAGAACGGCCGTCAGGTTGGGATTGGCAAGATCGCGCGGCATAAATCGCTATCTCGCCTCCACGCACTTGAAGCCCAGCGCGCCCAGGCCGGCGAGGTCGATCGAGACCTGGCGCGCGTTGTCGGCGAGCCTGAAGAGTCCTTTGGGCCACTTCAGCACGATCGCCGCGCCATCGGCCGGCTGCTCGCGCAGGCTGGGCCAGACGTTGATTATTGCATCGCCGTTGACGTCGGAGGTAACGGGCTGCAGCGCCATGTGTAGCCGGTAGCCGATCTGGAGATAGTCGCCGGGCAGCAGGATGCGGGCCTGCGAGGCGCGCCAGCCGCGAGTAACCAAAGCGGTTGCTCCGGGCAGATTCACGGCCGAGGGCAGGCCTCCCGTGGCACACACCGGGGTGGAGCTGACCACCGGATTCTGCGGCTGCGGGCGGCTGGGGTCGCCAATCTGGAAGACGTTGGCCTTGCCCTGCGAGGACGCCAGCCATGCCTGCCATGGCGCCGTTTGAAAGGGCAAAAGGGGCGGCATCTGGATCTCGGCTTCCCACCAGTCCGCGCCGGCCCATTGCTGGATCTGCGACATAGCGGAAAACGGCGAGCGCGACTCCGCGACCGTGTCGTTCATGCGCAGTACGACCCCCTTGAAGCCGGGCCCCGGGGGCGGATCGATAATGGTCCAGCCGTTGAAGACGGGATAGGTCACGGGACGAGCTCCAGGAAACGTGCGTATTGCGCGATCAGCGCGTCCATGCTCTTACCGCCCTGGTTGTAGTTGTTACCGGGAAAGCTGGCCCAGATGTTCGACAGCGCTTCGATTGCGCCTTGCACGTCGCCGGCCAGCAACTTCACATCCGCGCCGCGTTCCTTCAGTTGCTGCAGCGCCACCACATCTTGGCTAGCCGGCAAATACTCGCGGAGATTCAACTGCACCCTGTAAACTCTCCAATACCGAGCTAGAAGCTGATAGCGGCCGGCTGCCGTGGAATAGAGCGGCGGCGGTCCATTACGAACCAGAACCGAGCCGCCATTGGCAAAGGGATGATCGGAATAATCCGTAAAGATGGACGGACCGTTAGCGCCCGTCACGATCACATCGTAGCCGTCGTTTCGCGTGATAGGACTCGTGCTGGTCCCTTCCGACCAGCCGATCAAATCGAGCATCGCCTTGAGCTTGGGGTCCACGCGCCCTCCTACGGGCATCTTCCGGTAATCAGGCAGCCGGCGCGCACCAGATCATTGGCGTAGCCGGGAAGCTTCTGCCACCAAGGTTTGGGCGCGAGGATATCGCCTGCAGTCTTGTCGGCGACTCTTTGTGCGTCGCCGGCGATTGCGTCCACGTGCCCGGTAGTGGTCTCGGCGTAACCAATGATTCTGTCGATGCGCGGATCGCTGATTCGCACATTGAGCGAGTTGATGGTTGCCGTAGATGCCGCCGCCGTAGCCATCAGGCTGGCCGCCAGAGGCTGGATGGCGGCGATGGTGCGTTGACCCTCACCGATGGCGGCCGTCGCGCTCTCGAGCGTGCCTGCGCCTGCGCGCGCCGTATCCGCGAGCGCGTCCGCCGTTTTCGATAGATGCGCGGCGGAATCCTTGAACTGATCCATCGCGGCCACTACATGCGGGGCCGTGGTGCGCTCCTGCAGTTGCGTCGTCACGATAGCATCGCCTACCTTGACGATGGTCTTATCGACCTCAGCCAGCGCCCCACAGGGGCCAGAAGCGCACGGCCGGTTGATCGTATCGAGCGCCTGATTTACCTTGGCGACAGTCGCCCCGATGGGCGCGATGCTGGCGCGGATCCCGATCTGCGTCTGGTGAAGATCCCAAGCAACAAACGCCGCGCTGAAGGCGACGGCGAGCAGGCAAATCGACTCGCAGATCAGCTTTATGGGCCAGTTCATAAGCATCTCGAAAAATTGGGGCCGTTTCCGGCCCTCTTGTTTCTCTGTTTCAAGGGAACTTATCAGGTGGCCGCCGGCGCAGCGGGCGCCGAGCCTCCAAGCGCGTTGAGAAAGGCCACCAGGGCATTGTTGGCGGCCGTAAGGTCGGCTCCTACGGGAACGGGAAGTTTGTTGGTCTCCGCAAAGGCCACAACCTGCGGAGTGATGGTGTTGAGCACGGCCGCCGATTTCTGCAGGCCGCTCCTAGTCTGAGTTCCTGCCGCCGCCGAGAGAGCTTCGGCCTTGAAGATCTCCTGCGTCCATGAGGTGATGAGCGGGTTGAGTCCCGCCAGCGCGGGATCTATGGCATCCGCTGCGACCTCGCCGACGCCTTCCACGGTAGTGACGATTGCTTGGCCCTTGGGACTGCCGACCCACGCGAAGACCTTCTTGAAGTCCGCGCCGAATTTGCTGAGAAATGACATATTGTGCGCCTCCTTTGGCGCGGGTTGAGGGTTACCTGGTTTCGGGAAAGGTCGCGTCGACGGCCGGCGACCCCGTACTCTGCTGTGTAGCCGATGGCTGGCCGTCGGTGCTCTGGGTCCGGGTGGCAGAAAGGACCTGGCCGGTAAGCAGCCCGATTCCCGCGCCAACGATACCCGCAGCCGTATTGCCGTCCAGCCCATATTTCCTCGAGACGACAGCGAAGGCGCAGCCGATCAGAATGACCAGCACGGCCAAGATCGGAGAACTGATGGTGTTCAAAGCTGCGATAAATCTTGTCATTTCAAAATTCCCTTTCGTTCTTCGAAGCTGCAAAGGCCGCGGCGATGAAAGCCACGACGCAGAGGACGCAGGAGGCCAGCAGAATACCGATGACGATCTTCAATGCGAGCATCATGGCTTGTCCTTCGTGGATTTAAACGGCGCCGGCTGACCCTTGCGCCATTCGTCAATCTCCGCCTGCGTCGGCTCGTGCGTCGGATCGTAGTGGATTGTGCTGTTGCGCTCGGCCCAGGTGCTTTTCGCTCCGTCAGGCCCGATGTACATTGGCCCGCGGTTCTGGCCCTTCGGCTTCTTGGACCTGGTTTTCTTGGCAGCGCGGCCGGACCTGAGCTTATCGCTGCTCATTTCCTGGCATTCCAGGCAGCAAATGCCTTCTCTTTAGAGAGCAATCCTGTATGCGGGCCGATAGGGCAGCATCCTTCAAAGCCGGGGCTGTTCCATTCAGGCACGTTCGGGCAGCGGACGTAGCCTTTTAACCCGCCGTCCTGGTATTCGGCGTCGCTTCCACAAAACGGGCACGGCTTCAAGACAGTGGGGATAGGTTGCTGCGGCGGTGGCTGTCCTGGAAGCGGGGGATAGCCCTTCGGGGGAGGTTGACTGATCGGACTTTGTGGAGTTGCCATGATGCTCCTTAGTAGTGGATCGGAATGTCGCTTCCCGCATCCTGTTTCGGTTCCTGCGAAGAGTGCAGGCCCCAGTGGTGGCGTGAATACGAAATGTCTCCTTTGAGTTCCAATTGGTCCTCGAGGCGCTGAATTTCGCGAGTCTGGCTGTCTACCTTGTCTGTGAGGGATTGCATTTGAGAGGCGGTGGTCCTGCGATCGTTCTCGAGTGTGACAACTCGCGCGTCGATGCCGCCCAGCGTCCTGCCAAGGCTGGCGACGGCGATGACAATAGCCAATCCCGTTCCCAGCGTCGCCGCAATGAGGGTGACGATCGCATTAGCGCCATGCAGTCGGGCGCCTTCCCTGATTTTCTCGACCACGCCCATGCTCCCCTCGTTTTGCCGCCCGTCTTCAGGAGCGCCTATTACTGGTCGCTTGCGGCCCCGTTGCTTCCTTCTCTCCGGCGAAGCTAATGCTTCAAAGCTATAAAAATCACCACGAACAGCGAGAGGACGGAGACAATAGCAGCGATGATCGAAAAGATGAACGACGCATTGATTTGATGATGCCGCTCATTCTCTCCCACGCCGACGGCGCCGCCCTCGATGCGCGTCAGCCTGTCTTTCACGTCCGCGATCTTGTCATCGAAGTTCTTGCTTTGCGCCTGCACCTGCATGCCCAGCTGATCGATTTGCTTGGTGGTGGACGTCTCGCTTTTGGCAATGGCCAGGGCGGAGCTTTTGTTCTGCTCGCCCACAGCTTCCTTGGCGGCCTGGAGGGCGGCGGCCACAGCCATTTTGCTATCCTTGCTGGACTCTTCCGTCCGCACATCCCGCTCGCGGAATTGCGTCTGGATAGAAAGGAACTTTTCCTCGTGCAGCTTGCTGAGCGCCGTTATCTTCTCATCCATCTGGCGAGGAATGCGATCGAGAATTTCCTGCAGGATCTCGGTGGCCCGATCCATGCCGTGCAGCCTGGTTTCAACCATGGCCTGCAAGTGATCGATCGCCTCCGCTAACTGTCGCGGCACAGCCAAGACTTCCTGGTTGATGAGGTCGATTCGCTTATTCACCTCGTCGACACGCATCGTGAAGAATAGTTTGATGGACGCGGTTTCCCTGTCGAGCTGTTCGGTGGTCAGCTTGGTCGGGTCGGGCCTGGGAAAGGTGTCACCGTCCTTCAGCACGATCGTGCCCCCAATCCTTTCTGTCTGGTTACCGCTAGGTTCCACTTGATCCTCCAGTCAGTCGCCGCTCAAGCCGCGGGCGGGTTGAGCAGATCGTGCAGCCGCTGATTCTCCTCGACCAGCGCCAAATTGCTTTGTCTGCAGATATTCAGCGCCTCTTCCAGCTCCTTGACGTGAAGGATAGGAACCACGCTGGACTCCGCAGGCGCAACCGGCGAAATTTTGAGTTCCGGTCCCGCCTGTGCAATCCAAGCGGTATCAGCGTCGAGCAATTGGGTAATCATATCGTTGCCTTTTCTGTTTGCTTATTGCGATTCCTTGAACGCTTGCATCAAAATACCGTTTCCCGCCGTCGCCGCCGAGAAATACACCTGCAGATTGAACGTTTTGCTGGCGCCTGGAATCACTGTTACGGGCTGTTTTAGGCTGTTATTGAAAAACGTCATGGCGCTGGTTGACGGCTGTGTTGTCGATAAAAGCGCGGTTTGAAGCATGGAGGTGGACATGGCGTTGATGTCAAACGCCATGTCGTAGAGGGTGCCGGCTTGATTTGTGTACTGCACCGAGGCTGTTCCTTGGAGATATAATTCGTTGCCTGAGCCGTAGTACAAGGCAAGCACCGGATTCGCCACCGTTCCGGGCGTAAACTGGGCTAACTGCGCACGGAGCGAATAGGTGGCCGTGGCTGAGAAGGAGCCGATGGGCAGCGTGTTGGCGAAAGTATACGGCGTCCCGCTCACTGCGTTGTTTGATTGGTTCCCGCACCAGAGATAGAATGTTCCCGCCGCGCTGACGCTGCCCGTCACTGTGCTCGCAAAGGTGATGCTCGTCGTGGTTCGTCCGGTTAGCGTATACGGGCCGCCGTTGAGGCCGGAGGGAGTCGCGCCAGTTACACCTATGATGCTGCCGAGCTGATAATAGTTAGGTACCGAAGCCGCCGTAAGAGTGGCCGCGGAGCCGCTCAGCGTACCACCCGTGATCGATTGCGCTCCGATGGTGGTATCCGCCGCCAGGGCGCAAGCCAGATCGCCGAAGGCGCTGTTAATCGTAGATGGCACATAGCCGGTAAGAGCCTGGAAGTCGGCGGCGGTTCCCGCTCTCGGCGGGGCGTTTCCGGGCCAAAACTCAAAGCCCGAAAATGGCGCTGTACCTGCTAACATAGCTTTTGTGACATAGTATGTCGGCGACCAGGGCGCTCCACTATTCGCCGCCGCCGCCGCGAAGCCGCCATCCGGACCGGCCGCATAAAGCCCCGCCACTTCTGCTGCCGATAGCGTGCGCGGGAATACCCTGAAATCCTGCACATATCCGTGCAGGAATTGTGTTCCGTATCCCTCTCCGATGTATAAGTAATTGGCATCGAGATAGGTGTTGTTCTGTGTAAAACTGCCAACCAGCGCGCCGTTCACATAAACTAAATGGCTCGCGGCCCCGTTGTTCACGAGCACAATGTGGTACGGGGTGTTGGTGGTCAGGATTTGGGTTGTGTATCGATAAGATCCGGCCAGAAAAAATGTGAGTACGAGATTCGCACCTTGCGTTTTCGCGGCAGCAAAAACAGTAGGATCGGCGGCGGTGGGCAGGTAGCTCACGCTGAAAATCGGATCGCCAGCGGTGAGCGAATCAAATTGTACCCAAAAACTATAACTGGAATACGAATTTCCGCCGTAGTACAGGCCGGCGGACTCGTTCAACGCTGGCAAAGCCGACAGATTAGACAGCGGCGTGGAGATTAAATTCTGAGTCCACAGGTTCGACGTGCCGTTCAGCCCGGAATACATCGCATACAGCGTAGACCCCAGCGCGGGCGAGTATGTCGATTGATAGCTGCTGGTCATCGGCACGCTGGAACGATCCAAATAGGCGTTGTCGTAGCTTTGATCGTTCACCGCCGCGTAGCCCAGATATTCCCGCGCGCCGAGATCGAAGGTCGGGATGGTAGAACGATACAGGGCGAGGCCGTGGGCGTAAGGAGTGGAGACGGAAACAAGCCCCGCAATATCGCGGGAAATCAGCATGTAGTAATAGCCGTTGTAGGCCCAGACAAAAGGGCAGTAAGTGCCGGTAGCGAATATGGGGTTATTCGGATAGGCGGCGGCTGTCGCCAGATCATTAGTGGACGTGTAGACGTTTGTAACTCCATGGTCCGCGTAGCCATTGACGTAAATGTAATAAGTGCTTCCGACCAGGATCACGCTGCTTATATCGTAATTGGTTCCTACCTGCCCCCAAAGGCCGGCGGTGCCTCCCTTGGTGAACGAACCGCCGCAATTTGCGCTTGAACTGGTGGCGATGCCGGCTTGGTGGCCAGAAGCGGCGAGATAGCCCCGGTAAAACAGCACACATTGACTGCCGAGCGGGTCATAAAACGCGTATGCCTCATCAATGGTTTGATCCCAAGCGCCCGTACTGCCCGGAGTCAGCACTGTGGTCTCGTTGGTCCACGGGCCGTTAATGCTTGTCGCCTGCCAGCGTTGCACCCCGCCCACCGTGTTGTCTGCGCCGAAATACCACCAACCGCCGCTAGGGTTGGGAACGAAGTTGCCAAATTGCACGTTGCCGGGGATCACAGGATTGCTGGAAGACTTCGTCCAGAGATTCGCAACCTCATACGGCTGTATTTGTCCTAGGTCCACCTGCACGTACTGTCCCGACGTCCCATTATTCAGGCGCAAGGCCCCTTGACCGTTCAAGGTCGCCGCCACGGCAGAGGTGCTCGCCGCGCCAACTATCGTGCCCGTTATGGCATTTCCGGCCACGGTAGTGGCTGCCGAGTTATCGTTTAATGGCCACTGAAGAGATAAGAGATTCTCACCATTGACATTCGCCACCAGATTGCCGGCCGCGATCACTCCTGGAGCAGTAACAACCTGCGAAGACCCGGAACCGGCTGAAGTCCAACCGGTAAGGCCCGCCCCCGGGGGCCCCGTCGCTCCAGGCGCCCCCGCAGGTCCCGTCTGGGCAACCACCAGCGCGGACAGGTTAGGCGGGTAGGCGTCGAAGTTGCAGGATCCGCCGTAAGTGCCGCCGGCGGCCGTGCACCAGGCCTGGGAGCCGGTAACGGCCGTGCCGGAGCCGGCGGGCTGCACGCAATTGTAGCCAGGCCCGGTAAGGGTGTTGCCGCTGGCATTGTCGCTAACCGTGACGTTGTAGCAAACATTGTTCGGCCAGGCCAGAACCGAATCCGGAACGTTGATAGCGAAAGCGCCGTTGGTGACCGTGGCCGTGAGCGGGGCCGGGCCGTGCTGGCCACTGCCCAGGATCTGCACCGTGGATCCGGCGGGGCAACTGCCACCAGTGGCGGAGATGGCGGTGACCGCGCCAGAGATTATGGTCACGCTCGAGGTGATGGTCCCGGTGCAACCGGGGAAGCTGGCAGATGTGGCCACGTAGCCCGCGCCGCCGGCGGTCACGTTAGTGCCGCTTAGAGTCAGCGAGGGGGTAACGGTGGCGGGCGTTCCGGCCGTGTACGTTCCTCCGCTAAAGGTGAAGCTCGCAGGCGGCGCGGTATAGACGCCCGCGGAGGTGACGGCGAAGACCAAGCCTCCGGAGGAAACGGTCGCGGTGCAGGTGGCCTGGCTGGTGTACGTCCCGCCATTCACCGCGCAAGCCCAGGAGCCGCTATAGCCGGAGCCGGGCGTCTGCGCGGCGATAATCACGCCGAACTTGGCGGTGGCCGCCGCGCCGTAGCCGCCGGCCACGCGCAGGCTGATCGGCTGTCCATTGTTATTGACAGGCTGAAAGGCGACCGTGCCGTTGGCGATCACCACCCCGGCGTCCATGGTGTTAGCCGCAGTAACCTGGACCCAGCCGACGGGCACCTGTGCCGAAAGGGCGAGCGCGAACGCAAGAAAGGCGAGGACCGCGAGCGGCCCGATACGAGAGATCTTCATGGAGTTCTCCAGGGATCAGAGGTCAGGGAACGTTAAAACGTAATAATGGGGACTTATATACTTGAGTCCCTTAATCTGGTTGTTTGCAAAAGGGGTTGTTCTTCCCGCTGCGTTTCGCTAAGGCTCCGACTTCTTGACCGTATTCGTAATCGACCAACTCGGCAGCGTTAGCGTAGGCCGTGAGTCCATGCGAAGCAAATTGATCCTTGAGACGCATCACAAAGAACTCTGTTTCAGGAGTGTCACCAAAATCCAAGAGATGCTCATCTGAAAGCAGTTTCAGCGCCGCAAGGATGTCAGGTCGAATTGAATTAAATGTTCCGCCCCGATATTGTTCAACGCTCCGCAGCAAAAGTAACGCATATTTGCCGCGCCCGTGGTTTTCTGCGATATTCCGATCAAGTTTCATCGTTTCCCTCCTTTAAGGGAGTTTAAGTATGTAATTCCCTAATAATGCGATAACGTGGCAATGCTTCAACCGTGCGGGCGGCGGCGCTGCTGCTCGCGCATCATGGTAAGCGACGTGCGCACGGCGGAGGTGTGAACGGCGGCCAGCGATCGCTGCACGCGCTGCTCGACCTCGGCCGCGGCGGCGCCGCTGGCGTCAATGTGGTAGTAGGCGACGTTCCCGCCCAGTTCATGGTTGGGAACGATGCGGCCGGGCGTGTCGGGAACAAAGCGTTCGCGGCCCATCTCGCCTACGTCGTAGGGCACTCCGGCCAGGACCGGGCCGCCGAAGGCCATGCCGGAGAAGGCCGACATATCAAGCCCGGATAGCGTCGATCCGGGGGCGCCCAGCCCACTGAAAAAGTCTGACGAAAAGCCGGCGGGCGCGGCGCCCCCCGCGCCCAGCAGGCCTGCGGCGCCCCCAAAAATGCTGGCGTTGGTACCAACGCCGCCGCTCTGCATCCAGAGCTGCGTCGTACTGGCGGCCGGCGCGGAAGAGCTGATCGGCCCGCTGACATTCACGGTGGTCGCCTGCACGTTCATCGACTGGAACTTCCTGGATGCATCCATCGCGCCCTTGACGCCGGGAATGTGAGGCAGGATCGCTCCCTCGGCACTCTGCAGGCCCATCTTCACCATCGAGACGCCCATGCCTCGGGTTGTCGCGGCCCAGTTGGTTTTCTCGCCCAGCATCGCCTTGGCCAGCTCGTCATTCAGGGCGGTGGACATCTGCCAGATCTCGCGCATCTGGGTCTTCACGCTCTCCGCCTTGTCAATCCAATCCTGGAACATGGCGCCCATGCTCGCCTGAAGCGTCTCCTGCTGGGGGGGAACATAGCTAACGGAGGGCGGCTGCGCGCCTGGAAAGATGCCGGTCAAGCTCTGCAGGCTCGGCGATCCCATCTTGTTCCAGGCCGCCTGTCCGGTGGCCGCCAGCGCCTGCGCGGCCGCCGCGGCCGCCGTCCTATCCTCCGCGCGCGTCGCGGCAATCTCCGACTCGAGCTGAGCCATTTTAAATTCCAGGTTCGTCTGCCAGAAGGGAATGGTCACCATACTCGGGCCAGCCGTGCCGGCGGGGGGCAACACGGGCACAGATGGCTTGGTGGAAGCCACTCTGGGACCGGCCGTTGGCGCGTTGTCTTCCCACGAAAAATCGAGACCCGCCTCTTTGGGCGTCGCGACATGAGAAAGCCAGTGCCAGGCATTCTTAGCCGCCTCCGCAATCGTGTCCAGTCCCTCGGCGAAGTTATTGAGATACACGGTCATGCCAGGACCGATGGCCTCAACGATGGAAAGCTGCATTCGCTGCCAGGAGGAATTGAGGTCCACGGTGGCTTTATGCATCTTTTCCATCTGCTCTACGTCGGCGTCGCTGAAGATGGGGGCCTCACGCTTGAAGTTTTCGAGGGCCGCTGAGCCCTGATTGAGAACTGGAATCATCTCCGAACCCATGCGAGCGCCGAAGATCTTCGCGGCGGCGTCGCTCTTGCCGATGCCGTCGGGCATCTCCTTGAACTTGTCGGCTAGAAGAGCAAGGACAGCGTACATATCGTCGCCCTTGGCTTTCAATTCAGCTGTGCTGATCCCAAGCTGCTGAAATCCCTTGGCAGCCGTCTTGTTGCCACTATCCGCTTCGAAGACGGTAACCGCGAGCTTCTTGAAGCCCCTGGTCAAGGATTCGAATTCAACGCCGCTCTGCGCGGCAGCAAATCGCAACACTGAGAGGTCCTCAGTGGAGATGCCGGTCTGCTGGTGCAGCTTGCCAAGCTCCACGCCCGTCTCCATGGTTTCGGTCACCATAGTCTTGAGACCCGCAATAGCTGCTTCCAAGCCCAGCGTCACGCCGGCCAGAGCGAAACCAGACTTGAGCGTAGCGCCAATTTTGTCGATAGAAACGCCGAGCATTTTATGCGCGGCGGCTTCGCGCTCGACGGCCCGCGTCTCGATATCCGCCTTGAGCGCGGCCAGCTCCTTGACGCGGGCGAGTTCCTTTTCCTTGTCGATCGCCTTGTTCTGAGCAGCAGCCTCTAGTTCCCAGGCACGTCGCGCCCGCTCCTTGGCCTGCTCCTGCAACTTGGCCGTGCGATCGACGACGGCGCCCAGGTCGGCAATTTTCCCCGCCGATTCCTTGGCGCTCTTTCCAGCCGCATCCAGCTGCCGATCGATGCCCTTGACAGAAGCGTCGAAGGTGCGGGTATCCGCCGTGAACTGCGCGGTTACCGTGCCAATGTTCTCCATCACTTCACCCACTTCTTCAGTTGTAGCTTCAAGGTCTCAGCGAATAGGGCAAGCGCAGGACGCCACTTTGAATCGAAAGCCGGCCTCAGAAACGGATGCGCTGGAACCTGACCGATCTCGCGGCCCGACCCTTCGGCCCCGCGCGCGCCCACGTGCGATCGGCCGCCCTTAATAAGCCGGTGCCCAAACTCGACCAGGTGCGCGGCCCGGCGCGTGCCCTTCCGAGGCCCTATAAGTGCGGTGAGAAAGCCCGGACCGTCCTTACGGATCCTGAACTCAATACCATCCTTGAGCGCGCGAGGCGGAAGCGCGGTGCTTTGCGCCGTCCAGTCATCCAGAACCGGCGCAATCTGCTGTTCCTCGTCACGAATCAGGGCCGCCGCCGCGCGCAAGGCCTGGCGCGTTGCGTCGTCACTGGCCGCCTGCCGAAGTTCGCCGAGGTTCGCCCGCAGGTCGCCCAGGCCTGATATCTCAAGCCCCATCGGCATCGCACTTCTCCAGCCGCCCGGCGGCTTTAGCCCTGGCCCGCAAAAGCGCCGCGCCAAATGAAACATCCACTTGCTGCTGTAACTCGCTCACAGCCTCGACCTGGCCGCGCATCGAGGGCATGAAATCGCTTGGAGCCATCGACTCTTTGGGACGGCAGAAACCGGAGTTCACGGTAGCGCTGGCGATGATGCCCGCCAGAAGTTCTCGGTGCTTAAGCGCCTGCAGGTAACGGTCATGGTAGGCGCGGAAATCGCGCAACCGGAGCTTCCCGAGCTCCTCCAATGAGAGCCGGAGATCGATCCGCGCCACGCTTCGGATATGCCGCCACCATGCAGCTCCCGTCAGGCGCTCGGAGGGTCCAGCGATTTCTCCTCAGCCTCCGGCTCCGGAGATGCTAACCGAAAGGCACGCAGGGTCCCCTCGCAAAGCTTCAAACAAGAGCGCGAATTGAACCATGACCTCACCGTGTCTGATTTGAAGTCCGGCTGATGATGCAAGAGCCCTACCCAGAGCAATCCGGCCCACCGGGCCGGATCTGAGCCGAGGGGCTCGACGGCAGGGTTGACCTTGAACACCGAATAGAAAGAAGAAAGCGCATTGAAATCAAACTCAAGCTGGAAAGTTTCCTCCCCTACGCGCAGCGTCGCCTCTTCATTGACTTTGTCGATAGTAAACTCGAATTTCTCAGTCTTGGCCATGTCTTCCCCGATAGAAAAGCCGCCCGAAGGCGGCTTTGATTTGCGACGGCTGACGTCAGGTTAGGTGCTTTGTCCGATTCGCTCTGGCGCCGGGGTTTCTTGCTTGCGATAAGTTCTAAGCACCTGCTCAGCTTTCGGCCGATGCTTAATCTCTGGCTCCGAAATTTGGCGAATCTCAACGAAAAGGTAAAGGAACTGACCGTGCTCCCCCTGTCTCTCGATCTTTTGAACACAGGCCGAGAATTTTGCGCGCCTCTCCATAAGCGCCGCAAAATGGGCGGCCCAGGTCCGCGGGAGATAACCGACATCCAAGGGCGGCCCTACATCCGGGTCGAGCCAAAAGCAAATGCAGTTAAAATCGTAGACGTTATCCGGCTCCCTCACCATGCGAAGTGGCTGGCCGGAAACTAATTGGCGATAGATCGTTTTCCGATCAACATTGCCTACCCGAGTCGGGTGCGTAGCGCCAGCTACGCGGATATGCCAAACGCTGGGCTCTCGCTGAGCGTCTAGCGCCTCTTCGTAATTCCGTTGACGCTCCCAGTTCGTAGGCTGTTCAGCTGCAGTCCAAACGGCATCGATCCTATTCCTCAATGGCGCCGGATGCTCGTCAACAAAGGGATCAGCCGGCGCTCTCGCTGCCTCCGAGGCCGCTCTAGCACTAAACTTCGCCCGATACATATTCTCAGGATCCGCGCCTGACGGATTTGCCCCTGAGGCGTGGCTAGGCGACCTCGATTCGCGTGTGTCAATCCTCGCGCTGGGCGCCAAGGCGGCTCTGAAAGCGAACCACAGCGTAATCGCCGCAGCACAAAAAAGGACGATCCAGACGGCCATAGCCCCTCCGGGGGCGCCAGTATAACGCCGGCGCCCCTGGAGAAGCAAGTTTACGCGCCTTCGGTGAGGGTGACCGCGCCATCGACCTTGATGGTGACGCCCCAGGTGAGGGTTTTATCCACCTGGACTTCGGGGCGCTTGTACTTGGTGACCAGGCCATTGAAGGCGAAAGTGTCGCCCGTGGTGGTCTGGCCTCCGGCCAGGTCGATAGGCATGGCGGCCTTGATCGGAAAATCGGCGCCGTTGGCAGAGTTGGAACCGACCGCGTAGGCCGCGAGCAGCAGCACCTGGCCGGGATCGGCCGAGTCCCAGAGCATGCTGACCTCGGCCTCGCCGGCATCCTCGAGAGTCTTGATGAAGCGGCGCGAAAAGGCCGCGGTGTTGAGGACGGTGACATCCTCGGTGCCCCAGGAACCGTCGGCCATCTTGAAGGTTTTGATGCCGTTCACCACGGTGTAGGTTGGAGTGCCGCCCTGGGTGCCGATGGATAGCGCAAAGCCCAGGCCAATAAGCGGCGTCGCTGTCTGAGTCACGGTATTTTCCTTTGCTGCGCGCTATCCGGCGGCCGGGTAGAAGTGGATCATGTAATCGGTGGTGGTGCGGTAAGCGCGGGGATCCTGCTCGAAGAGATCCCGGGCGTTGGCGACAAAGATGCCGGCGACGGCCGTGCCGTCGGGAAGCGTGCCCTTATAGCCTTCCAGAACGGCGCGGATCGCCGCCTGCACGTTGCGGACGGAAGCATAACTAGCCTGGTCGGGACCGCCGGACCAGGTATCGACCTGCAGGCGCTTGACCTCCAGCGGGCTGACGCCGGAGAGAATGTAATCCGGCACGTCGTTGATGACCTGAAAGCTGGCGGCGGGAAAAGGCGGCCCGTTGGGCGTTCCGATATTCTCAGGCAGGATCACCGGATAGAAGCGCGTTCCGATAAGCGCCTGGACGCCGGCATCGGCGACCACCAATTCCTGGATTCCAGCTTCCAGCATCAGCTCGCTCCCTGAATTTCCAGGCAGGTAAGCTCGATCACGCGGTTGCGCTCGAAGAGATTGTTAACGATCTGCACAACGTAGACGTGCGAACCGTAGAAGCAGCGATCGCCGGAGGCGATGCCGGGATGGTAGTGCAGGGTGATGCGCCAGACCGCTTCCGCGGTGAAAACGGACTGCTGATAATTCTGCTGGCCGCTCAGGTTCTCCACCTTGGCGCGGGTGGTGAGGTAGTTGCTCCAGGTATTGATCGGCTGCCCGAAGCTGTCCTGCGTCACGTCGGGATGCGAAAAGGTGACCTGGTGAACGAGCTCGCCGGCGCGCAGTGAGGGATTGAGTACCGACTGCGTCAGCATGGCCGATAATCCGTCCACTCGACGACGTGGGAGCTGAGCAGCGCCTGCACGCCGATGGGAAGCTGCTCCATCTTGAGGTCCGTAGTGGCCTCGGGATTGCGATAGAAGTGGCCGACGAGCATCAGCATGGCCACCAGCAGGTCCGCGGGCAGGGCGGCAACGTAATAGCTCACGGTGAGCTGCAGGCCGGCCTCCGCGGCAGGAAGAGTGAGAGTGGAGGGCAATCCGATCAGGCCGGGCGCGAACGTCCAGCCGGTAACGGAAGCGCCGGCGGCGTTCACAACCGAAACCACGGCAGTGACGCTCGGCTGCTTGAGTTGGTAGGTCCAGGGCGCCGCGCTGGGCGCCTGAAAGGTCTCAGTAACGAGCTGAACGTAGCTGCCGGCCTGCCACTGGATGTTGACGGAGCCAGGAAGGTAGCTGCCCTGCCAGGGCCAGACCATGCCACTCTCGGCGGCCTGCGAGGGCGTGAGACGGCAGGGGATGCCGCTCAGATCGGCATAGTACTGCGAGGCGGGAAGCGTCTGCGGATTGCCGCTGGCGTCGATGTAGGTGATGGCATTGATGGCGAGCGCGCGGCCCATGGGCAGATCGATGGTGAGGCGGTTCCACATGCCGCCGTAGACGGGCCAGTTCCACTTGTCAGCGGGGGAGGGCGTGTAATCGAAACTGGCGGCCAGCGGGAAGTTGTCGAGAGTGCGCTGCCAGGTCTGGTTGAAGAAGGCGCGCCGGGTAACCTTCTCCGCGAGCTGGCGCGCGGCGGAGATATAGACCAGCCACAGCACGTCGTCGAGAGTACACCCGGCATCGATGCGGCACTGGTGATGCGCCTGGGCCAGCGTAATCGGCTCGACGATGGCATCCGCGAGTTTTTGAATGTTCAGCGCCATCAGCGGGACTCTTTCGGGGTGCGGACAGCAAATTCAGGAGCGCGCTTGGCCGGGACGGCGACGCCGAGCTTGACGAGCTCGCGGGCGAGCCCGGCCGGCAGGTAGAGAACTTCGCCAGGCTGAGCCGGCCGCAGGCAGCCTTCGGGCCGAATACGGTCGGCGGCAATGACGGTGGCCAATTTCTTCATTTAAAGGCTCCGGTAAAACCCGGTAATTTCCGGTAAAAGAGCCGCGGCGGCGAGCGATAACCGCCGCGGAGGAGAAAACAGATCCAAGCTCCGGGTTGCTGGTTAGATGAGCTGGAACTGCGTGCCGTCGTAGGTGACCAGCACGATCGCCCCGGCGACCAGTTCGCCGCCGGAGAGCGCCGTGGCACCGTTTTTGGTGATCGCTTTGGTGGCGAGGCTGTTGACCGTCAGGGTGGAAGCGCCGGTATTGAGGGTTTTGACCTTAAACTGGAAGGACAGGCCCGCAACAAGAGCGGCCGGTGAAGGTGTGAGGGCAACGGCGTAGGCATTGACGGCACCGGTGTCGGCCGCGTATTCGTAGCTGCTGTTTTGAATCGCCGCCGCGATGGCCGCCGTGTTGTAGCTGCCAATGAGTTGATATTGCGTGCCGTCGTAGACAACCAGGCAAAGCTGTCCCGCGAGGATCTCGCCGCCGATCAGCGCCGCATTCACGCTGTCGGTGATGGGAACGGTAGCGGCGCCGTTGACTGCCAGGGTGGAAGCGCCGGTATTGGTGTGGAGGGCCTTGAACAGGAAGCGCGAGCCGGCCGCCACCGTGGGCGCCGGGCTGTAGGTAATGGCATAGGCGTTGGCTGCGCCAGTATCGGCCGCATAGACAGGAACGGCAGTGGCGCCAGGAAGCGCGGCATCGATGGTGCCAAGCGCCAGGCAGAGCAGCGCAAAATCCGTTGCGCCGCCGCCGTAATCGGGAGCTCCGGTGGTGGGAACCACGGCGCCGGAGTTGGAAAGCGTAATGGTGTGGGGCATGGAATAAGCTCCTTTCAAGAGCGGGTTGGGTTGGAGGTTCAGACAACCGCGCCGGCGTTCCTGGGCTCAGGGCCGAGAAGCGCCGGCGCCGCGTTGAAGGGCGCTTAAGAGTGGGTCTTGAGGCCTACCAGCGGGTGGGTCCCCGGATCGGTGAAGTAGCCGCCGACACGGGTGTAGGCCAAGAAGCCGACCATTAGCTTGGTGGCGAAGCGCTCTTCGAGCCGCTGCACCACCATTTCGCCATCGGTGCGGAGAAGGTAGCCCTCATCGAGATCGCCGAAAACCACCCCTTCTGCGTTGGCCGTGGTGCCGATGGGTAGGTAGGCCGAGAGCTTGAGGGGATAGCCGAGGATCTGGTCGAGCATGCCGCTCTGCGGGTTGGGCTGGAAGAGCGGACGGTTGAGGGTGTCGAGCAGGCCGGCGACATAAACACGGGTGGACTTGTGCATGTACCAGGCCGCGCCTTCCTCGTAAACGGGATCGAGCAGGCCCTCGCAAGTGTTGAAATCCTCGTAGCCCGGGCCCGCGTTGGTGGCTGTGGTGAACCAGAGGTTGGTTCCCATCACCGATCCCGAAGCGCCGGTAAAGACGTTGGCAAGCAGACTGGCGATGTTGGAGCTGTCGCCGTTGGCGATGAAATTCTCAACGCCGCGGGCGTAGCGCTTGGTAAGCCGGTCGCGGAAGATGGACGCCAGCGGAAAGCCGGCGTCGGCAAGCTCCTGCTTGGAGATCAGGATGAGTGTGGCCAGGGTGTCGGTGGACCCGACGAAACCGCTGAGGGTGGGATCGGTCTCGCTGACGTCGGTATTCTCGGTCATCACCGTGATGGTGTTGGCGACATCGTTCTCCAGGCCAATCTTCATGGGCGCGCCGTTGCCGGGGGTAACTTTCTTGTGAACGTCCCCGGTGAGAGCGCCGATGAACTTCCTGCCGGAGAGGAGCTCCGGATAGAACTCCTGGGGCACGATATAGGCGCCGGTGCCGGCCTCGGTGATGTCGCGGCGCTCGCCGCCGATCACGATGGTCCGGGCGGGGGTATCGCGGCGCCCGCGGGCGAATGCGCTACGCTCATCCGCTGTGCACATGGAAGCGACACCCTGCTCGCCAAAACGTAAGTAGACCTCTACGGCGTTGGTGAGCAGCTTGCCGTGCGCAATGTCGTCGCGGCCGGCGAAATCCTCCGAGCCGGGGTTGGGCCGGGGCGCCCCGGGGATCCGGCGCTGTTCCGTTTCGAGCTCCTTGGAACGTTCCAGAGCGGCAATCAATTCACTGCAGGTGTCGGCTTCGTCGAGCATCGCGGCGCCCTGGGCGCGCAGCTCTTTGGCGCGGGCGGTCTCTTCCTTGGTGCGGCCGGACTTGGCGACAAGGAGGCTTGCCTCCTGAAGCAGTCTGCTTGCTTCGGTGCCGAGCTGGCCGCGCTTCAATTTGAGTTCGAGTATCGTCATGGTGCCCTCCTTGGGGCGGTGATGTTGACGGTTCCACCCAAGCCAAAGACCTATCGCTCGGGGCCCGGAGTTGCGGTTGACCTGTTGGCGGCGCGGCCGTTGCCAGGAAGGGGCATCCACACAAAAGTGTGGGTCGCTTCTTTCCGCCGGCCACTGAAGGCGGCGCTGCTGGAGCGCGGCGAACGGAATCAAAACTCAGGCGATCAGGTGCAGGCTTGCGTACACATGCGCCCTGGCGCGCTCGAGCAGCGCGCGGTTCTGCGCGGCGTCGCAGAGGCAGTTGGGCTCCTCGCAGTCGGGATTCGTGCAGTCCTCGCAGTTGCCAGCCACGCACGGGTCGCAATCACATTCACACTTCTCAGAATCGGCGCGGGCACTGGCCAGGCTGTCATCGCCCAGTTCGATATCGTGCTCTTTGGCCGCAGCCTTGATACGGCCGCGGGCGCGCTTCTTTTCCGCCTCGTTGGGCATATCGGTCTTCGACCAGCGCGCGATGGCGTTCCGGATATGCGATTCGGTCTTTTCGGCGGTGGAGAACTTGATGGGAAGCTTCCAGTCGGCCAGTTCGTCGCTGCCCTGGTAGGCGAACGCCGACTTCTCGAGATCCTCGCCATCGACGCGCTTGGTCTTCTTGTCCTCGGCGCGCTGGTACAACTGTTTAAGCCAGCGATCACCAAGTTCGGGGACGTGGCTGCGTATCTCGTGAGGAATTCCAAGGGGCCACAGCGAGCGCACATCGACCGTGGTGTCTGTGTAAGCCGGGAAGGTCACCGGCCCGACGTCGAACAAATCCAAATCGTCGATAATGCGAATCGACTTGACGTAGTGGCCGTCGTCGTCGAAGACGTCGCTCCAGGTCTGCTTGCGCACGTTGAAGCTGAAGCTGCAGCCGTCGACATCGCCGCGATCGATCATGGCGGGAACATCGACGCCCACCCTGGTCGCAGGATCTGTGTC